AAGATGTGGCCCTGGATCGAGTAGGCAGTCGCCAGCGACCACTTACCCGTGAGAGACCAGAACTGATCTACCGTCATGTCGACCGTGACTGCTGCTGGAGTGGCAGAGCCAGCAGAGCCCAAGTAGCCAGCGGTCTGGTTGGCAATGGTCAACGCCTGCGCCGCAGAGGTAGCGTCGCCTTGAGCGAACACAGTTCCTGTTGAGCTGACTGAACGTACTACAGCCGAGCCCTCACAGAACCACTGCGTCGCGGTCTGGATCGTTGTGTCCATCGTGATCGCACCCGATACGCACCACGTCGTTGTCGGGATCACATTCGTGAGCGCCGAGCCGACCTTGAACGTCAGCGTAGCTGCTGTGGTCAACGTCGTCTGACGACCGCGTGCCTTCCAGTGAAGTGTGCGACCAGGAAGACCACCAGGCATGAGATAGTTCGCAGGGATCTTCAGCGCTGGGAACAGGAACGCCTCCGTCGAGCTCGACGCGATCGCTGTGCCGTCAACAATCACTGACGACAAGAGCTCCTCGTAGCCCAGTCCTGCCTTCAGCATGGCGATCCTGCCGTCTGCAGCGAGACGTGACTTCTCGAGATTCTCTACGATCTTGTCCGGCAGAAGAGACAACAAAGTTCCGTATCTCTCCATCTCGATCACCGGGCCGGGTAGATCCTCTTCCATGACCCAATTGCAGAGGACATGACGCTCTCCGCGATCAGGGATGCGAGAGACCAGTGCATCCCAGTGCTTGCGTAGTGGATCGATTCTCATCTGCCCTCCTAGAAAGGTCCGAAGTGACGTGCAGGAATTTCATTGCGTGGCGTAAGAAGTGGTGCTGCTGCTCCGACCCTCGTCGGGACTTTGAATGTTGCGATCATCGAGGTCCAGTTGAGCGGAGAGATCGTGTCAGCGAGGTCAAGCGCGGTCGTCGCGTCCGTCTCCTGGTAAAACAGCGCCGAGCGACCTGTCGTGTTCGCTTCCTCCAGTTTCTCCCACGGCGACGCTGCTCCCCATGTGTAGCCTGAGTCACCTGTGGTGAAGCCAACAGCAACCTCGTCTACCTGGCCTAGAGAGCCTGTCGCGCCGGAGTCGGCAACTGTCGGGTTGTTACCCTGCACTCCGACGGTCTGATCAAGCGCAGCTGCAAACGCAGTACCGGCGGAGACATCAAGGAACACGCCACGGTTAGATCCGGCTCCGGCGTTCTGCACGCAAACGATAGACAATGTGGCTGTCGTCGCGGCGAAGCAGTACCAGAGGATTCCGCAATGACCATCCGTCGTCTGGTTGACGCCGATCGCCTTGGACCAGGTGTTGATGCCATCACTCGGTGGTGTGGCTCCGGCGTGCGTACCCGCAAGACGCTGCCCTATCACGAGCAGATCTCCGGCCGTCACCAACTTGGTGAGCGTCTGGGGGTTGTTGCCTGCGTCGTAGCCATCGTGTGCAACCGCGAGACCATAGTTGACAAGCCAGGAGTAGCCCTGGGTGCCCCCGATATCCGACCAGGTCGGCGTCCCGGGATTCCCCGTCGACGCGTATGTGACGCCGGACGCGATCCAGCCATCGGCAGGATCAATCGAGAAGTCCCAGACAACTTGGAAACGGGCATCGCCGCCGGTCTGGGTGCCCCACCACAGGCCAACCCAGTACTTCGTGTTCGGAGCTAGCGTCGGCGGGACAGACCAGGGGAACAGGATCCACTGCGCTGCTGCTGTGGTGTTGTCTACTACGACCTGATCGGAGGTTCCGACAACCGTCGTCGCTGGTGTCGTCCCGGCTCCTCCGTCGGCGAAGATGACCATGCGGACAGCATTGCTTCTTGCGCCCGTGCTAGACAAGGAGTCGAACCAGGCACGGCTGTTGCGGACGATCCCTCCGGCTGCGTCCGTCTGGAACCAGCCAGTGACGAGGATCCTGTCGGGCAGATTGTTGTCGACATGGGAAGCGACGGATGGGTAGCCAAGAGCAGGCATCAGCGAATCTCCGAACCTATCAAGCCACGAGACAGTCCGATGTAGACAGCATGAGCACGGTTGCGTGCACCGAGGATAGCCAAAATGTGTTTGACGTGCGACTTCACGGTTTCTTCGGTGATGAACAACTCTCTACCGATCTCATCGTTCTGCTTGCCCTCGCCTACTGCAAGAAGGACCTGTGCTTCCCTGTCCGTCAGATCATGCCTAGTTGCGCGCTTCCGGAGCATCGGGTGAAAGTCTGCATCCATCTCATCTCTGTAGCTGAACCCGACCCTCTTCATGCCGCTGCCTTATCTGCCTCAAAGAGAGCTTTGACGCGTAGATAGTTAACACGGCTGGGAGACACACCGAGAACTACCTCGGCATCTTCCCGATCAAGGACCAGAGCCATCATCCACCGCTGTGGCATCTTGGTCAGTGTTTCCAACTTCTCCTTGAACAGCAGCCTGGTAACTGGATCGATTTGTCTCGTGCCTGTCGCCGGTATCTCATCAGCCAGCGTGTCTGAGTCAGGGCTATCGCTGATCAGTTCATCCAGCGAGAAGACGTTGGTGATCCAGCCCATTGGCTTGTAATTAGGATAGAGCCTAGGACTCTTGAGCTCGTCCTGTCTCTTCAGATTGCGACCCTCATCACGGGCAGCGTACACTGCCTTGTCTAACAGCAGTTGCTTGCACATGTGCCTCGGAAGCGACAGATCAACCTTCTGTGCTGCGATCCAGGCGGCCAGAATTGCTTCTGCCACAACATCTTCACGATGCCTCTCTGGATATGCGTATGCAGCTCTTTTAACGACAGAGCGAATCTTCGGCAAGAGCTCTTCGAAGAACGCTGTCTGCTCGTCTGTGATCATGAGGCAAGAAAGGGACGGCCCATAGACTGCGGACCGTCCCCATTCTGCTCTCTTACGAGAAGGTGACCTGAGCCGTGAGGGTCCATGTTCCCGTTGCCTTGGTGCCCAGGGCAGAGACCTTGCGGTTCAAGTTCTTGGTGCCGAGCAGGAAGCCCGAGCCTGATGCCGAGGTAGCACCGGCAGCGATGCTCCATTCCGCCCAGACGTAGTTCGCCTCTGCTGAGGTGAAGTCCGACTGGAAGGAAACCGTCTGCGAAGAGCGAGACGGGAAGGTGGCGTTCATCACCTTGTAGAAGTGGTTGGTCGCAGCCTGAAGATCCGTCTGCGTCGCCGCTTCTGCTGTGGAGGAGTCACCGACCCCGATGAAGGCGTTGGTGTTGCCCCATGCGTTCGCTGCCGTCTGATTCGTCAGAACGGTGGCGATCATGGTGAGGTCCTCCAGCTGAGCAATGCCCTCGTTGAGGAGCAGGTTGCCCTGTACCTCAGCGCACTCCTCAGGCTCTCCTACCAGCGCGCGTAGCGCGGCGGAGGAGAGGCCATGCTTGATCGGGATCAGCTGTGGGCGGACGAAGCTACCCACCGCCCCAAGCATGTGCGTGATGCCGAGACGATCGAGCTTCCGTCTTCCGAAGTCGACAGCCTCTTCGCTCCACTTCTCACAGACCCAGAGCGTTGTGCCCCTCGGTCCGACTTCGATCGCTTGAGCGTTCACTGTGCGACCTCCGATGCGATCACGCCATCAGCGTCGGCAATCTGACGATCTGAGATCTCGGCCAGAGCACGAAGCTTGGCGGGAACATCTGCCCCATCAGCCTCGAGCTCTTCGATGAGAGCTCTTGCCTCGGCTACGATCGTTGAGAGCGTGGGCTTGGCGATGTCCACAGGACGATGAGCGTGGTGCAGCGGAGCATCAGCATCTTCGCTGATTGAGCCCCACTTGATCATCTCGGCGATCTGCTCATCAGCCGAAATGGCCTGATCGCCTAGAAACTTTCTTGCGAGCTCTTCACTCTCTACGAACTTGCCGTAAGGGATCATCTGACCGGGCTCGAAACGCCCATCTTCGATGAACGGCAAGTTGATGTAGGTGAGAGCCTTGAGATCTTTCTCAGACACTCCACATCTCCTTTTGAAGGAGGAGGGGCCAGCCGCTTGCATACACGACTGGCCCCTCCACGCTTACCGTTCCCCTACTTGCCCTTGAGGTCTTCGATGCGCTTGTCGATCGCATCGGCGACACCCTTGCGGGGCTGGTTGTCGGAGGCGATGGCCTCTGCGTCGTAGAACTTCTCCAGCGTCTCGAGGTCCGCATCCTCCGGGATCAGAGACAGCGTCTTGTCGATGCTGAGTCTGTTCTCGACGATGTAGTCCGCGATCTCCTGGTCAGACGCAGAGGAGACGTCGAGGCTGCCTTCGCCCGCGACGGTCTCTTCGCCCAACTGAGCAGGACGCTCGCCAGCCATGACGCGATAGATGGTATCCGCTTCCGGACCGGCATACGTGCCTGCGTCGATCTGCTTGCGCTCGGCGTCCGTGTAGAACGCATCGAGCTCTTCACCCCGCTTGACGTACGCGGGGTTGGTGATGTCGACAACCTGCCCCTGGTGAGCGATGCGCTCCGTCAGGACAGCCTGTCCGTGCACCGGAGAGTCGACCTCTTCGAACCACGTGAAGAGGCGGACCTTGATGAGCTTCTCAGCCAAGTGACTCGCCTCCTTCCTAGGTCAGACCGGTGAACTTGAGGACCGCGAACGAGTTGTTCGCGTACATCAGCGGCCGAACAGACGACTGAACCCACGTCTGCTGCTTGCCGCTTGGGTCACGCCAGGTCTCGGTGCTGAGCGGCTGCTCGACACGCATCTCCCCGACCTGACCCTCTGCCAGCGCGTATGCCGTGCCGGCAGTGATGCGGTTGGTGACGAAGATGTCGATGTCGTAGCTGTCCAGCAGAGCACCGAGCTTGTCGCCGTAGATGCCCTCGAGGTTGAACATTTCCGCCGGGTTGAGCACCCAGAGGTTGTAGTCCATGTTCATCTCTTCCTGCTCGGCGACGAGATCCGCTTTCGCGAAGTCACGTGCCGGGAAGAGAGGCCAGTTGGACCCTGCTGCGTACGTGGTGTTCACGGAGCCCCACGAGACGCCGACCACGGACCGAGAGTTCGCCGTGATGAATGCCTCGAGGGTTTGAACGCCACGCTGGTTGATCTTGCGAACGATCGTGTTCGCCATCTGCCGCATCGCACGGACGAACTCGGAGACGTTGTTCCTGTCCCTCGCCTCGTCGGTGAAGCGGAACTTCGCGCCCCACTTCTCGACGGTTGCCGCGAACGGTGCCCTGCGGCTGAAGGAGACTTCCGGGAACTCTGAACCCGGCTCGACACGCTG